GAGGTACATCACGAACACTAGTGTCAGTTGTGTACTCTTGATCAGCAAACTTCTCTAGGTAATCTTCATAAGCAATGATACGAAGTTTAACTGTATCGTTATTAAATGTAGAACTCTTCTTAATGCGGAAAGTGTCGAAGTCAACAGTTTTCGCATTAGCAGGATAAGCATAGCGAGTAGTACCCGCAGTGAGTGTAGTTTCCTGTGTAGTATGATTCCAGTGCCATTGAAACTGCAACTGGTTGATATCTTGTATTGCTGAGTTTACTGCATCTTTAGCATGTGAATAGAATCCTTTAGCACTAGCAAAGTTAGCACTTGTCAACTCTACTTCATTAAGACGTTTATTAACGTCATTAACTAAACCTAAGAAGTTATAAGCCACGCTATTGCCTTTATTCTAAAGAAAGAAAGATGGGGGCTTTTGACCCCCACCCTTATACGTCAACTACTTAAGCTAATTGCTCACGATCAACAGAAGATGCAGCATCTGCAGCTTTGTTTACGTCAACAACGATTGCAAAAACACGACCAGTGATAATGCCGGGTGAACCAGAGATAACAGTTAATACATCAATGGTGTCAGCAGCAGGAATCAAACCAGCAGTACTGCCAGCTTTAACTGTGTTGATAGCAGCAGCATCAAAGCTAGTAGCAGACATGAAAGTAGTAGTACCATCTGTCACTGCGACAGTGTAGGTAGTAACATCAGGAACTGCAACTGTGTTTTGAAAACCAGCAGCCAATACCATAGTACCAGCAGGAACAGAAATTCCTACAGTAGTACCAGAAGTAGCAGGCACACTAATAAACTTCTCGATTTTGTACGCATGATTACGTACGGATTGAACTAAAGCCATTTCTATTTCTCCTTAAATTAAGCTGCGTTGTAACGGGCAACAGCGATTGCTTCTGGACGAAGAATCTTGCGACCATACAAATGCATGCCACGTACAATGTCAGCGAAGCTGTCTGGATCACGATAGCTTTCTGTCTTGGTGATTTGTTGAGCAGATGCAACAGCAGCATCTTGACCAGCAACGATAACACCATAGTTAGAAGACTGAGCAGAAGCACCAGCTGTACCGGGACCAGTACCGACTTTAGGTAGGTTGTTAGAAACATACACACGGAAACCGTGTAGGTTGTTCAAGATCAAACCATTCTGCAAGCCAGATCCACCGAAGTCACCATTCAATAAACGGCTATCTTCATCTTTCAACAACTCGATAAATACTGGATCAAGAACAATCCAACGACCTTGTGAGTCAACTAACTGTGTATCCAACAAGCGACCCATACGAGCGATTACTTGTAATGGAGATACTACAGTTGTTGGTAGAGCAGTTGCACCGGGAAGACGAGCAGCCAAAGGAATAGAGTCACCTGTAGAACCAGCTGAAGTCAACTGACCAAAACTTGGACGGCTTAACTTCATTGTTGATAACAACTCGTCTGAACCAGCTTCAGTCAGAGCCTTAGTACCGGGATAAGTAGTACGGACTGTGTCAGACGGAACGTGCTTAGCAGACTGGCTGAAACCAGAAAGATAGCCAAGAACGTCTTGGTCATACTGGTCACGCAAGCGATAAGCTGCACGATCAGAAGCCATGCTCATGAAGTTAACATGGCTATGTGCTGCTTCGATATCGTCAATCTTGAATGCGAAGTAGTTAGCTTGGTCAACAGTCAATGTGAAGTCTTCGTCATTCAGGTCTTGTGCAGTGATTTGTGTACCACGAGCATATGACTGAACTGAAACTTCTGGCTCTTTGATGATCTTTACAGAGTCACCCATGTTAGCGATCTCACCGAAGTAGTCGCTGTTAGTGATAGCTTCAACAGTAGAAGCTTTACGGAATGCAAGTTGTACTTGCTTGGAATAGATTACTGGGCTAAAATTACCATTAGGTAAATTGCCGTAACCTGCTGCTGATGGAAATGCCATTTTAGATTTCTCCTAAATTGAATGAATGTATTGCTACAAAATACGCTTACATATATTCATGGAGCCTCGTCTATTAGGTGCATATAACTTAGAGTTCTAGATCCGCTAAGGTATATGGGCTAACGCTGTAGGGTAGTCCGTTGAAATACAATGCTGCGTTATACTGGTACTACTAAGGTTTTTGCCTGACTTAGATGGTTGGCTTAGCTAAAGCGGCATCATTAGGCGATTTAAGAAGGGAAAGTAAGCGTAGGCTTACCTGTCCCTTTGTACTACAGTTATAAACTAAAACTGCTATTTGTCAAGACTTATCTGGCAGAACCAGACTTGTCATAAATAAACTTACCTGCCTGAATAGCGGCAATAATAGCCTCTTGGTTCTTTTCGTATTCTGCTGAAGACATACGCTCTACGTCTGATTCACGGAAAGTACCCTGTGCATCTGAGGCATCAAAGCCTGTACGCTTAGCTCCCTTGATTTCCTTGGCAGCTTCTTTATCGTCAGATCTTTTAGCCTTCTTAGTGCCAATACCCTTGTCTGCTTTATACAGATCAATGGCACGAGCAGCTGATACGGCATCTGCTTCATTAGCATATAGGGCATCCTGAATCCACTTAGGCTGCTCATCTACCCAGTCATGAAACTCTGATTGCTCACGAATTTCATCAAAGTCTGGGTGTAAACGCATTAAATCTGCTTCAGCTTTTTCCCGTAGAGTCTGAGCTTGCATCTCATCAAGCTGTTTAAAACGCTCTTCAATAGAGGCATTCTGTTCTTTAGCCTTCTTCATGGCTATTGTTTCTACAATCTTAGCCACATCAGGGAACTCACTTGCCCACTTATCTAGCTCTTCTTCAGAGGTAGGTAGTCTCATTTGCTTAGATGTGGATGACTGTAGTTGTTGCTGCAGTGCATCAATCTGTTTTTGCAGATCAGTCTGTTGCTTCTGAGTGTGCCTACGTAAATCTCCATACCTCTTCTTAAAGCTTTTCTCTTCTGCACTTAGGTTAGAATCATCTTCTTCCCCTTCAGCCGTTGCTTTTTGGGCTACGTCTGTTGCCTGTGCAGCAGCAGTATTCTCTTCTGTTAACTTCTTTAGCTCTTCTTCTTCTTGTTTAATACGAGCTTCACTGGCATTACGTGTTGCAAATCCAGACATAACTTTCTTAGGTGTTTCTACTTGTGTAAGTTCCATGCTTTCCTCATTGTTGGGGCTAACAGTTGCCAGACTAGCTGGGGTATTAGGTAGCCATGATTAAGGGGGTATTATGTTTTACGTACTGCTAGCCCCTTTCCTGCAGTAGCTTTCTTTTCTTTGGGTTTCTTGACTGTCTTACGAGGACCCATTAATGGCTTGTTACTATATTTTACCATAGTTGTAGAATTATTACCTATTAATCCACCCTCTGCTTTACCGATTGTTTCTGCTTCAGTATAGCCGGGAGGGATAGGTGCCTCTGGTTTGTTATCTTTAAATGAGATTAAACGACTATCTCCTGCTGCATTTACAAACTTCTTAAGGTCGTACTGTGATGGGTTCACTGCAGTTAAGTCTACATTAGTAGTACCCATCAAGTCACTACCATCCCCTGTGTTGCCGTAGTTGATGCCTGTGTCCCCTGCTCCACCTGTCTTACGCCCATACGTACTTGGATCATAGGTAGGTTTAGGGAATAACTCTTCTAAAATACTGCTGGTAATAGCCTTAGAGACAATACTCTTTCCTGCTTTTTCATACGCATTTGTTTGACTTCCCATTTCATACTGAGATCGCATAGGAGTTGTTTCAGGTGAACCTGATTTGATGCCCTCACCTCCAGTTGCTTCTGGGTTAATCTCACCAAAAGTTGAAGTAGCTTCTGGGTTAATACCGTAACTAGTTGTAGGTCTAGAGATACCTAACTCTGTTTTAATGTTTCCATAGTTTGCAGATAATGGTGTAGAAGCGTATGAGCTAGCGGGCTTGATACCAAAGTCCGTAGTTCCTGATGGTTGTGTAGGTGGCTGTATGCCATACTCTCCCGTACCCGAAGTCTTTAGTCCGAACTCTTGAGCAGGAGGATTAACACCAATAGGTATTGCATCAGGGGTAGTCATTGCGTTATATCCTTGAGATACCCCTTGTGTTACACCTGCACTAACTCCACCTACAACAGCACCTCTACCTGCACCCTTTAGTACATCTTCAAAATCCCCACCTGCAGCTACCGTTCCTGCAGCACCAGAACCAGCACCAATCGTAGCACCCGTACCAACAGCTGCTGCAACTTGACCTGCTCCTGCCTCTGTAAGACCCTGAGATACTTGAGGTGCAAACTCACCAGCAACGTAAGCAATACCAAAAGAAGTTGCAATATCTACGATATCCCCACCTTTAATAGCAGTATTAGCTGCAGCAATGTAAGGAATTAAATAGTATTGCTGTGTAACAATAGCCGCTACAGTAGCAACTGTACCTATGTCTACATTTTGCAGTACCTCTTTATCAAAGGTTTCTCCAATCTTACCAATAGCAGGACCGGGGTCTATCTTAGATAGATCTTCACCTACTTGTTCTGTCCAGTTGTCTGCTTTATCAAATACATCACCTACTGAATCAACAATATCGGATACTACTGGGATACCGCCACCGTTGTTACTCATTTACCAATCTCCATTGACAAGTTATAGCTGCCGTTATCTTCCTCTACAGAGGTTTGGTAAGGGAGTTTTTTAAGCATATTTAATAGACTTACATTCGTAGTCTGTGATTGAATTCTTTTAATGCCAGCATTCTGTAATGTTTGAATACCAGCTTTAATTGAGTCCTGTACTTTTTGAGGTGGATCTTTGCTAAACAAATGAACAGTCATTGTCTCGTTATCTACAGGTACACCTACAAAGACAGTGTCTGAGAATCTGGCAACTGCTACTTTCTTCTGCTTAGAACGAATAGTTAAAGCACGTAAGAATACTTCAGGATTACCTTTGTATCCCGCATCTTTTAAATTACTTAAGATAATATCAGATGAAGTAACACCTTCAGTTGGTGGTGATATTAAAGACTGATCTACGTCTATCTTTTTATTCTGCATATTCTTTGCAGTCTCTTGAATCTTAGACATCTGTTCTGAAGTTAGTGTTGATGCTTCAGTAGGAATAGCTTCAGGTGTCTGTTGCATTGCAGGTGCAGCAGTTTGTTCTGCAGGAGCTTGCTCCATAGGCAGTACATCGCCACCTACAGCCATCTTCCTATCTTCACCTTCCATCTCACTCATGATGTCATCTAGCTCTGATTCAAACTCAGAAGTATCTTCTTCCTCTGAACCATCTTCACCATTAGACATCTGACCCATGTCTTCCATATGCATCAAGCCCTTCTTAGCAGCTTGTCGCATTTGCATCAGTCTCTCTAAGCCAATGTATCTCACTACGTCAGCAGGGAATACAAACTCACCTTCACTTAATTGTGCAGGTACATCATCTCGTACTTCTTCTTTCATTGCACCGACAGGTACCTTGTTGCCACTAACAGGGTCAACTGTGCCACCTTCCTGTAGCATACCGCCTTGCTTTAACATCTTCTGTGTTTGTACAATACCACCTGCCTGAAAAGTAGGCATCTTAATCATAGAAGAAGTAGGCTGCTGGTGACCAATAGGTTCAGAGCTATCCAGTGTTACTTGCTGCGTATCTATCTTATTCAGCATTGACTTCATCCCTTAAATACTTCAATTGGCGTAGGGCATGGATAGCCCCCTGTGCTTTATGCAATTCAACCATGTCGGAAGATTGCTCTAACTTCTTTTGATATAGTTCAATATAAAAATCAAGGGAGTCTGTGTAAGCATCCCATTGAGTCTTAGTATTTACAAACCCTTTAAGCTTGGGGAGGAAGGGCTTGTTGTTGAGCTTGAGGTTGGACATTACCTGTGAATCCTTGTTCTTGTGGAGATGGGACTTGACCTATGCCGATGTTACCACCGCCTGTGCCTGCTGTATCTGATACACCCGGTACTGCTGGTGGACCGCCTGCTGGTGCCATTGGTGCTGGAGGCTGCCCCTGTTGCATTAAGGCTACTTGACGAGTTGCCTCATCTAAACTGTTAGTCACCTTGTCTGGATCAAGATCCATTGACTTAGCAATCTCACGAATGATGTAAGGGAACTTAGCATATGGTGCAAGTGCAGGAGAGCTAGCTACTTGAACAAACTGCATCAAGCGTTGGCTACGTACTTCATTAGCC